AACAACCTAGAAAAGCGGTGCGTCTACAACAATTTAAATCTATTATTGCAGGCTACGAGGAGTTTAAAACAATGGAGATGGAGAACGGCCAACGGACACCGGATCGTTTAGATTTTACTGACATGGTAAAAAAGTTTATTGATGATGCAGGCAATCTACCAATAAAAGTATTGATGGTAGATGAAGCTCAAGACCTAACACCGTTGCAGTGGGATATGATTGTTAAAATTGCAAAGAACGTTTGGAGAGTTTACATTGCGGGAGATGACGATCAAGCTATTTATGAATGGAACGGGGCAGAGGTAGAATACTTTCAAAGCTTTCCTGGTAGAAATATTATTTTAAAAAAATCAGTGAGATTAAATAAGAATGTGCATTTCTTTTCTAAGTGCTTATTACAGGGTATGAAGAATAACAGAGTAGAAAAAGAGTTTTATTCAAATGATAAAGAGGGGAGTATTCATTATTGGAATAGTTTAAAAAAGGTGCCTTGGAAAACAGAAGGAACTTGGTTAGTCCTTGCAAGAATTAATGATGTAAAAAAAGAATTACAAGAAGAAGCTAAAAATTTATCTTTGTATTATCAAGATGTAAAAGGTAATAAATCTTTTGATATCAATCAGTTTCAGGCAATTCAATATTGGGAGAAAGTTTGTGAGGGCGGAAGCATTACAAGAGAAGAAGCTTGTATTATGTATGAATATTTATTGAACATAGACCACGGATTTAGATCTCAAGAAAGTAAAAAATGGTCTTTTGCCCATCCTAATCAAGTGTTTAATTTTGATGAATTACATCTCAGATGTGGTATGAGAGATGAAAAAGGATCATGGTTAAAAGTGTTTAAAAGAAAATTTAAAGAAAAAGATAAGCAATATTTTTTAAAGATGATAAAAGAGGGGGTGGATTTATCTCAACCGCCTAAAATAATAATAGATACTATACATCAAGTAAAAGGTGGAGAAGCAGATAACGTTGTTTTATCAAGTAAATGCAACTTTCCATCTCATTATGAAAAGAAAAATTTATCTGAAAAGATTAAAGAGCTTCGGGTTTGGTATACGGGTGCTACCAGATCTAAAGGAACATTACATTTATTAGGCACTCATCATCAATATAATTTTCCGTTAGGAAAATATTATAAATTATACGAGGCTAATTATGTTTAAAAGAGTAATAATTCAAGCTTTGGAGGATAGATACAATGCACAAATTTCTGAAGCTGAAGCAACAATAAAAATTTATTTAGAACAACCGGTTGGGATAGGAGAACATCCTCAACATGTAGATGAGGTAGATAAATTAATTGAAAAGATTGCAAACGCTGAAGAGAAAATAAAAGTTTTGCAGGAGTATAAGCTATAAGTGATAATGAAAATAATAAATGATAATCATATAATCTCTAATATAGATGATATTAAAATCGTTGATAATTTTTTTACAGAGGAATGTTTGCAAGCTTTAAAATATAGAATGTTGTTTTGTAAATATTTCGATAAAAAATATGATGGATATTATGCTATTGATTATTTTCCAAATCAAGATTATTTAACTGATTTAATTGTGAATGAAATACAACCTAAATTTAATTTACCAAAATTTAACAGAGGTTGGAGTTTTGTTTATACAGAAAACAAAGATGGCGTAAATGTTCATTGTGATCCCTCTATAATAAATATGAATGTTTGGGTTTCTTCAGACGAAAGTGTTTTAGATCAAAATAAAAATGGTTTAGATATTTATAGATTATTACCACCAAATAATTGGGAAAGAAAAGATTGGAATAATAACGCAAGTAAATCCTTACAATACATAAGAGAAATGAAAATTTCTCCAACTAAAATAAATTATAAAAGCAATAGGGCTATTTTTTTTAATGGTGCTTATTTTCATAAAACAAATCAAGTGAGTATGAAAAAAGGCTATGAAAATATGAGAATAAGTTATACATTGCTTTTCGGACAGAATTTAGAAAAAAATAGTAATGACAAATAAAGACATTATAAAAATAATAAAATTACCTACAGAGATTGTTAAGGAATTACAAATTTGGAAAAAGGATTGTGATAAAATTAAAAATGCTCCTCTAGGTTATTTAAAAAAACATGACAATGTTGGGTCAGAAACTAATTATTTTCAGACAAGTGTACCATCAAGTTTAATACAAAAATCTTATTGGCTACCTTTTACATTAAGAAAATGTGCAGAATTATTTGGTGGAAAACATAGAAATTATTTTGTAAGGAAATGGGAAGGACATTTTGATGAATATGATGTTTGGATTAATTACTCATACATAGGAAACTATAATCCTTTTCATACTCACGCAGGAAAAATATCTGGTGTGATTTATTTGAACAATCAAGATTATACTTTATTTCCTGATTTATCCTATAAATTCAAAGGTAAGAAAGGTGACATGATTTTGTTTCCATCAGACACAAATCATGGAGTTAGTAAACAAGAAAAGCAATATGAGAGAATTACTTTTGCTTTTAACATTAATATTTTAAAATTAAATGACAAATAAAGATATGTTTGATGAAGCTTTTCCAGAAGATAAGCAGATTGGGGGGAGTCATTATAAATTTTTTGAGATTCAACCGTATGAATTTATTGCAAAAAATGATTTATCGTTTTTTCAAGGTAATGTTGTTAAATATGTATGCAGATATAAACATAAAAATGGAATTGAAGATTTAGAAAAAATAAAACATTACTGTGATTTAGAAATTAAAAAATTAAAAGACGCTAAAAAGAAATGATTGAAGACAAAAGATTATCAAGAACACTTTTAAAAAATCATTACGAATGGTGTAAAAAAAATGGCAGAGAAACCAAATGGTACAAAGAAGCAAAAAAACAATTGTGTAAAGTGCCAAAAAAAACCCGTAATAATCCATAATAAAGTTTATTATTGTGCAGATTGTTATATAACTTACGTAATAAAAAATGACACATCAACTTAATTTTATATATAATGACAGTGATTGGATCTGTCCTTCAGAGTATCCAGACTTATCTCAAGCAAAAGAAATAGCAATAGATTTAGAAACAAAAGATCTAAATATTAAAACAAAAGGATCAGGGTGGGCCACATTTGATGGAGGAATTGTTGGCTTTGCTGTAGCGGCTTTTGATCAACAATGGTATTTTCCTATTCAACACGATGCGGGTGGTAATATGGATTTATCAATTACATGTGCATGGTTTCAAGATATTTTAAAAACTCCTGCAACTAAAATTTTTCATAATGCAAGCTATGACGTGGGTTGGTTATTGGTAAATGGTTTTGAAATAAATGGGAAAATAGTTGACACGATGGTTGCGGCCGCAATCGTAAATGAAAATAGATACAGTTTTAGTTTAAATGCTTGTGCAAAAGACTATTTGGGTGAAATTAAAAATGAAACGTTTTTAAACGAAAAAGCTAAAGAATGGGGAATTGACCCTAAAGCTGATCTCTGGAGACTGCCTGCGGGCTACGTAGGCTTCTATGCTGAGCAAGATGCAGGGTTAACCTTACGGCTTTGGCAAAGACTAAAACAAGAGATTATAAAACAAGATCTTCATGATGTTTGGGAAATGGAAATGGAATTGCTTCCTATCTTAATTAAGATGAGACAACGGGGAATAAGAGTGGATGAAGCAAAAGCTCACTCGTTAAAAAAAGAGTTTAAAGAAAAAGAATCTATTGTTCTTAAAAAAATAAAAGATGAAACTACTATCAATGTTGATATTTGGGCGGCCAGATCTGTCGCTCAAGTGTTTGATCGTATTGGTGTTGAGTACCCACGGACAACGAAAACCGAAGAACCTAGCTTCACGCAAAATTGGCTAATGAACTGTAATAACCCGATAGCGCAACTAATAAGAGAAGCAAGAGAAATAAATAAATTCCATTCAACATTTATAGACTCCATTTTAAGATACACCCACAAAGGTAGAATTCATTCTGAAATAAATCAGTTAAGATCTGATCAGGGCGGAACTGTTTCGGGGCGTTTATCATATTCAAATCCAAACTTACAACAAATCCCTGCAAGAAACAAAGAGTTTGGAGATAAAATTCGTGGATTATTTTTAGCTGAAGAAGGAAGACAATGGGGTAGCTTTGATTATTCACAACAAGAGCCTAGACTTGTGGCTCACTACGCGGCTTCAGTTGCAAAACAATTTCCGGGGGCTGATGAATTTATTCAAGCTTATGAAAATGAGGAAGCTGACTTTCATCAAATAGTGGCTGACATGGCAGGCATATCAAGAACTCAAGCTAAAACAATTAATCTTGGATTATTCTATGGTATGGGTAAGGCCAAATTAGCTAAAGAGTTAGGTATAGATAAAGACTCTGCTGAAAGGCTTTTAATTACTTATAATGACAGAGTGCCATTTGTTAAGAAATTAGCTGTAGAGGTGACTAACAGTGCCTCAAAATATGGCTTTATTCGAACGTTAAAGGGCCGTAAATGCCGATTTGACATGTGGGAGCCATCTACCTTCGGAATGAACAAAGCGATGCAATACGAGGAGGCTAAGGCCATTTATGGAAATAACATCAGAAGGGCCTATACCTACAAAGCTTTGAATAGATTGATACAAGGATCAGCGGCTGATCAAACTAAGCAAGCTATGATTGATTGTTACAAAGCGGGCTTTATGCCCCTGCTACAAATTCATGATGAATTATGTTTTTCAATTGGAAATGAAAATGAAATTAAAACAATAAAAGAAAAGATGGAAAATGCAATCGACAGTCTCAAAGTACCTTCCAAAGTTGATATTGCCCTCGGACGATCCTGGGGAGAAGCTAAGGAATAATAATTGCAATCACTGTAACAACACAAGAGTTAATCTTGTGATTGAGGATCTTGAGATTCTTCACTCATCTCCTTGTCCTCATTGTTCTCCAACTCCTTCTTACTTTCGCTCTCTTGGATTTTTTTAAGTTCTTTATAATAGTTTGGGTGTTTCCATTCAAATGACATATCTTTTTCCTTTTAATTTATTTGTGAATATGGTCAAGATTGTTGTTATTTATTTAAACGTTTTAACTTTGCTTTATACTTTTTCAAGTAAGTCAAAGTTGTTTTATTTTTTGTTTCCCACTTTTTTACCAAAGCTTCAAAGTGTTTTATCTTCTTCAGCTTTTTATCTTCAGGCGAGAGAACAATTTTCTTTTTCTTCAAAGTACCATTTAACCAACCTTTAAATTGTACATACTTAATCATGTCCAATTCTAGTTGAGCTTGTTGGTAACAATGATGGTTCATGTTTGGCCTCAACCATTTATGAACCATGTGCGATACATCATGGATTAATCTTCTCCATCCATTATGTAAAGTTGACGGATTACCGGATAAACAAATCCAACATCTTCTTGTAAAAGTTTCAAACGCTTTTTTTCCAAAAGGTCTTACCTCTCTTACTCTCATTTTAACATTCTTCCATTGATAATTTTGGTAAGCAATGTTTCCACGAGGATATGCTTTTGTTGTTCTTCCAAACTTTCTAACTAAAAGTCGATATGCTCGTTGAGCTTCTTCTTTAGTTATGTACGGAAGAACATCAGGCAATGTTGAATTGCAATCCTGATATTTTTTCATGGTATTAAATTTGACATCTAACGATGCCATCATTGAGTCTAACTTGGTTAGAGTTTGACTGACTGATTTTTCACTCATGTTGCTCTCCTTGTTACTTGACCATATTCACGATGTTTAATAGCTAAGTGACTTTTCTTATCACTAATAAAAATTTCTCATAAAAATTTTTATAATGACATTATACTAAATTGGGTTTTGCACTTTTGAGGCGAAAAATATTTTTTATTGAATTCTAGAGCGATCGCATTTTAGGGTGTTACATTATAGATGCGACAATTCGCAACTTTCTGGGATTTTGTGGGATTTCAGTTTTTTGAGGACAAACCTCCCTCAACGATGTTTTGAAAACAAAATTTGCAAATTAATTTTTTTTAACTTGCTATGTCTAAAAGACCTTTTTTTGCGTCTTCGACACTTTGATCATTGATCTTCTTTTTAAGATCCTTAATCTTGATATCTATCCATTTCATATCAGTAGTTACTCTCCCTTGGCTCAAAGCTTGGTTGGCCCACTTTGATTCCAATTGGAGTTTCTCCGATATTAACTTTTGTAGTTGCATCTCGGTCAACCTCCTCGAAGGTTAAGAATAAATGGTCAGGATTATAAAATCCCGGACCTTCTCTTTCTGTTACATTACCTGAGGCAACCTTCTTTACAAAATCCTCAAGCATGGCCTTATCGTTCTCGGCCTCAAGCATCTCATCAATATATATATTTTTATAGTTTGCTTGGACGCGATAAAGCTTCATGCAAGATTATATATCAAAATGTGATATAAATGCAACTATGTTGTAATTTTTGGTTTTTTTGGCGGTATTAATAGCTTTTCTTGTGGGCCTTCCATCTCTAAACATTCGAATTTTACAGCTATTTTTTCCTTATTTATACGATCTAAACCGTAATAATCATCCTTTTCTAGTCTTTTAAAAG